ATGCTGTCTCATACAATGAATTGACCACCCCCAACTCGTAAAAACTTCCAGATTTAGTTATTACTATTTCTTCCATAATTGATCTTAGTCCGACAATACTTGAAGTGGTTACAACTGACCCATCAGGAAATCTTGGATGACCATATACTTTCCCATATAGACAACTTGTCAGTAACTCTGGTGCTGTATAAGGATTACAACCACCAACTATTATACTCCAATTTTCTATCTTCATTTTTAGTTCTCCTTATTAATTTTACATTTACTACAAAGTCCCCATGTATCAGACCAGTTAATCTTATACTCAGGAACTAAAAATTTTTCATTTGTCCAACTACCACAACAGCCACAATGATAACCAGTATATTGTTTAAACTTTCTTCCTTTCCACAGCCATTTTAAATACTCAAACATCACGCTTCCCTCCTCCCGTTAAGTTGCTTCGATTGAACACAGGGACAGACATTCCCCCTCGCCCAAGTCAATACCCTCCCTTTTGCTTTAGTAAAGTTCTTCCCATGTTGATCGCTATTTCCATAATTATAGTTCTGTAAGTGGTGGGTCAGTTCGTGAAGTAGAGCAAAGATTTCTACCGGAGTTCTTAATACTATCTTATCTAAAAACCAATAGTATAATCCATCTGTGTTTATACTTGCTTCTCCACCATTAGACAGTTCTTTTTTTGTAAAGTGAATACCCACCTTTGGAATATCAAAGTGGAGGTAGAAGGCTTTTGCTATACCAACTGCCTCCCTCCTGCTAACGTCACATAGCACTATATCACCTCCTCTGCTAAGTCAATTCCTGCTGCTATCATCTCCAATAGAACTGCTATAACGATTGTAGCGTGGTAGATTACTGCTAAAAAGATTAGGGTTTGCATATTACTTCTCCTTTTCTTTTTTGACTTCCCATTTCCATAAGTCCACCCAATGATAGTACATATAACTTTCCAAGTGGACTTCATACATTAGATTGCTTCTCTGTCGTTGCTCTGGTGTCATAGTGGTTTACTCCTTCATGTAAGTTGCTTCTACTTGGTCAAAACTTTGTAGCCAATATCTCTCCCCATTTAACATTGCCGTAGTTGGATAATTCATTAACCCTCTTAATATTAGTATCTGCTTATCAGTATTAAAAATAATTTCTAACATTATTCAATCTCCTTATTTAAAAAGACTTCTCAAAAACTTGCCAGTGTATCTGCCAGCAACTCGTCTACCAATCCTTCGGCCTACCTGACCTTTCTGGACTGAGTTAACATCCCCCAGTAGTCGGGCAAGCCAATATAGTAATGATCTCATTTTACTTTCCTTCTCCAATTTTATTTTTTATCATCCCATGTTTCATCGATATAGTAATACAGAAAAACCGATCACAGTCAAAACAAATATATTGATCTTCTTCAATCACATCCTCCTCTTCTTCGTCGGGGTAAATATCATAACCTATCTTATCAATATTTATACTTTTGCAATCTGGACAAATAGTCATTTACTTCTCCTTATTTGCTGAACTGCTTTTATTTTTAACTCAGGGGGGAGAGCAGCAAAGTCATACTCCACCCCATCCTTATACGCCCTCGCTTTAATACAACAGCCATCCCCGATAGGGACAACCCCAGGTGCTATATGGCAGGTAGCAATATCCCCATCGAAAGATAGACCGGGACAAATACTCCTCTCCTGATCCCCATAATATGCTTTAGCCATAACACAAATTTCAAAAAGACAACATGCCCCACATTGAGTACACTCGTGAGTAAATTTCATATTACTTCTCCTTTTTAAAAGTCAAGTGCTCTAGTTAGTCTTGGAATTTCAACTTCAATGAACTCTTCTTCAATTACCACTTTCTTTACCACTACTTTTGACTTCCACTTCTTCTTCTCTTTAAATACTTTAGCATAATTATCAAAGATTGTGTTCTCTTCTTTTTTATATACTTGCTGTTTTATTCCAAAAAGACTATTATACCGTTCTATTGCTTCATCCGTCAATCTCCCCTTCCCCCTAATGTAAGCAGCCTGATAGAAAGCAGATAGCTTATCCCTCCTTTTTATCTTTGTCAATCGTTTGCTTAACTGCTGGTCTGTCATGTAGGACCACCTACGATCTTCGTGGTCAAATATTGCTCTCGGTATAAAATCAATCATATTATGTCCCCCTTTTCTATCCTTAGATACATCTTTAATTCCCCCCCTGCAATTTCCTTCATATTATCTATAAGGAAGTCATTCACAAAAGCAGACAACTTACCACTTTTTAATATATGATCTTGTAGGGAGAACTCCAATATTTCATCCACCAGTTCAGGACCATCTCCTATCTTTTCAAATACTATAATAGCGATCTTGTTTTTCATATTTACTTTCTCCTTTGTTAGTTGTTGTCGTTTAACTGCTAATAACCTTAATCGGTGGCACCATATAGATGCCACCTGTTAAAGCGATTAGAAATCAAGTGCTCGTTTAATAGGCTCATCAGGAAGGGCTTTCAATGTATCCAACACCCTTTGAAGTTCCTTGCCTACCAAGTCTCTGTACTCATCCCCTTCCTTTAAGTAGCTTGCCATTTCAGTAGAAGTGTCATCCCCGATAATCTCTTTCACTTCCCCAACCATTTTCTTTAAGTCTTTATGAAATACAAAGCCATCATAAAGAGAATCAAATTTATCGAGAAAACGAATAATAGCTCCCACCGTTTTACCATTCAACTCTTTTTCAGCATTCGGGTCACAAGCTTTCTTTAACTCACTTATTTTACGGTAAAACTCTTTAGTAATAATACCGATAAGATCATCTGAAGTCCGTTTGATTTCTTCCTTGAACTTTTTTACTTCCTCCTTATATAGTTCTGGGGAAAGTATATTCATTTCTTGATCTGGTACACTAAACATTCTGAATGACCATCTGAAAACTATCTTGCGTAAGAACTGTTCCTTTGTCCGGTATTGTCCTGCTCGGTAGTACTTTGGAAATTTTGCTTTATAGCTTTCTTCCATGCCACCTAAACGATTTGCTACCTTCTGGGCAGCTTCAAAATATTCTGTTTTAAATTCTTTTAACTTCTCATTTGCTTCTTCAATCTTATCTTTAGGAAGGAACATAAAACCGCTTACACTAAAAGGGATACTGTTTCTTGCTACCCAGCCTTGAGCCTTACTCTTTAGGACTTGAAGCTCGTTTAGTAGGTCTCGATCTTCTTTGAGTAGTAGATCCTGAATGCCTTTGACTATCTCTTTTGGAAGTTCACCAAGTTCTTCATCAGGCAGCTGTATGCTTGCCCCCCATCCCCGATATATTTCCAGATTAACAAGTACGCCATTTGAAAAAGCGTTAAGTTCTTTCTCGTTTGCTTCTGTATTCATTTTAATTCTCCTTTGAGGGTTTAACCTCCCACCCACAAGGAAAGTAATTTAGATTTCAAGATTTCTAAGTGCTTTCTTCTCTTCAGGTGTAGATAATGAACTACTTGCCGAAACTGTTCTGCCTACTCTCCATTCTCTCAGGTACTCAATATCCTCTTTCATCACTTTACTAATTGGAGTAATAAACATTGCTACCTCTTTCAATTGCCGCTTTTTAATAGCTGCCATTTTGACCAGCTCTTTAATCTCGGCACCAGTCCAATCTTCCATGTTAGGAAGATCATTTTTAATTATGTGTTTACTTCCTTCTACCTTCAACTTAGCATTGTACTCTTTAATATACAGCTTTACAATTGCTTCCCTTTCTTCTTCATTTGGTAGGTCAGTAAAAAATATTGCATCCCATCTACCAAGTCGAACCCATTCAGGGGGAAGCTGTCTAATATTATTGCAAGTAGCTACTCTAAAAATTCCCTTACAAGCATCTTCATCAGACATAAACTTTAGTGATTGCGAATTACTTCTTGCTGTAGTTCCACCATCGCTTGCCCCTGCCTGACTTCCACCTCCCATACCACTTAAGCCCTTTTCAATTTCATCCATTAAAAGTACTATAGGAGCTTTACTATTTGAATTTGCTTTTACTACTTCTATTGCTTTACTTTGAGCATTTTCTGCTTGTCCAACTAAGCCACTTCCCATCATCTGAGCAAATTCCCATTCAATGCATAGCCGATCAAATTCACCGGCAATACTTTGAGCTAAATGAGTCTTGCCCGTACCAGCAACCCCTACAATAAGAACCCCTTTTGCTTCTTGACTATCAATTGTATCTTTTATATGCTGCTTTAAGATGTCAAGTCCTACAAGGCTTTCATAGGATTTATTATGCTTTCCTATAGTAAGTCCAGCTGTCTGGTTAATCTCTTCCCCCCTTATCTCTGAGACAGTGAGATGATTAAAATCACCTTTATCAGTTATAATGGCATAGGAGAAAGCTTCAATTACTTCTTTCTTAGTCAACCCCTTTGCACTACTGATTATCTTTTCCTTATCCTCATCGGCGGGAACTTTGAACTTCGGATTTGCTTTCGCACTATCCACAATAAAATCATATAGTTTTTCAATTTCCTGTTCAGTTGGGAGATTAAAAACTATTGACTTAAATTCTTTCTGCAACTCAGCTGGGATTGCTTCGCTGTAGGATCTATCTCCTACAATGATTAGAGTTTTTCTACTTTCTCTTGAGGAATATATATCACTTCTATTTTGGAATACTTGAACTAACTCCTTATTAATAGAACCATAATCATCTTTCATGTACCAGTGAAAGTTCTTTGCAATAACAAACCGATAAGAACTTACTTTGTCTACTTCCCTATCATTTACGTCTTCAAGCAGTGGGCTGAGTACGGCCATTGGATCGCCTTGCTGACCCTCAAATCCTTCATCATTTGCTAATACCAACTCTTTACTTCCATTCTCAAATTTTTTCACTGTAGGAACTTTAACACTTTCAAGATCCCATATCTTAATACTGCTTTCACTGTTTCGATATTCCATAAGTGCTTCGCTGATATCCTTTACTGTGTAATTTGGTTGACTTGTTTGACAATAGAAGTAACAAGTTCCTGCCTTAACATGGTTTAGCATCTTCTCTACTGATTTCATTTTGTATTCTCCTTATTAGTTGTTGTTTTTATTTAACTCCCTACATCTGTACTTTATCTCCTTAAATAAAGTACAAGATAAGAAGTTAAATTTCAGTAAGCATTTTAATTCTGCTTTCTGCTAAATGGGAAGGAGCTTCCCATCTTCCAATACGATAGCCAGTAATGCAGTCTATTACATTACCTTTATCAGCCTTGAAAAGATCGCCATTACCATCCAAATATAACTCACAATTGCCAATAAAAATTACATGACCTTTACTCTTAACAAATTCACAACACATTTTACTTACCTCCTAAAGTTTGAATTTTACCACCTCTTAGAACTCGTTTGTTTTTGAAGAACTGACTTCCAGGATTGTCTGGATTCTTTTCTCTCCTATGCTCTCCACCAGCTATATCAGCTATGTCAGAAAGCAGTTGGTCAACACTGACATGATTTACTTCACTTATTTCTGAGGTCTTGATTGATATTGTGCCGTCCTCTAATATCTCTCCTTTTAGAATATCCATAACTAATATCTCCTCATCTCAAATACTTGTGTCCCTTTTTTCATGTTCAGTATAAACTTCCGTTTCTTAGCTATACTCTCCAACCCTACTTGGGAGTACATTTGTTTGAGCTTGTTTACTTCTGCTTGACTGTCTTCCCGGATACGTGCTTGCTGATTGTTAAGATCTATTGTTATCTTGTTGCTTAAGTATAACTGATTTCTTTTTTCATCATGCACTGGGCGGTAATCTAATCGTTTGGCTGCTTCAATAAGAATTGATATGTGCTTTGCTTTAAACTCTACTGAGCTATATTGAATTGTATAACATGGCATAATCAGTTCTCCTTTCTTTTATTTTCTTCACAGCCAGCAGCCTTTGGATTAAATACTTCTTTATTGTGGAAGCTGCACTTATATTCCACCCCTTCTTTCTTTAGTAAGGGACAATTTACGCAACTCATTTTTATTTTCCTCCTTTAACGATATAGATAGTTCGATTTTTAATCTTGAAAGTTTTAATTTCTACTACTTTCTTTCGTTTCATTTTGTATCTCCTTATACTATATTAATATAGTTTCCATTAATATTCCCACTTATTTTCCAGTCAATGGGGAACACATCTCCGTATTGTATTGCTGTAAACAACAAGTTTTTTTCTGCTTTCCATGCTTCAAGATACTTATCTGAATTAGCAAGATTATAACCATTTGTAAAAGCATCATAATCGTACTTTCTCCAAGAACTATTTGGTCGTATAGCTCTATTAATATCATTAATTTGTAATGTGTAGTCAATGATGCCTTCTCTCATTCCATTTAAAAATCTATGTGTATCACGAACTTTTAATTTAATCATTTTAAATCTCCTTTTAAGTTTAAGTTGTCATCTGATTTTAAATGCGGACTGTGAACCGCCATCGGTATCATTACAACTTATTTTCTAAGTCTTATCTACTAAAAACTACTTTCAATATAATAAAATTCTTCCCACCTTTGACAGCTTGAAGTCTTTTATCATTACCAGCGTATTGCTCATTCCCCTCTGGTTATGAGGTGTTATCTGGCCTTTGTTAAGAGTAGATAAGACTTAATCTCGATCCTGATCCAAAGCAGTTTCTCTTTAGAGGTGGGCCCGTTTTCAATCCGAGAGTGGTCGGATTTGGCTATCATAGAGCTGAATTTAAGTGGGGTGTTTCTAAAAAGATTTTCACTTATCGTTTCCTGCTTCCAACTTTTCAGTTAAGAAGGGAAACTCATGATATTCATTCGACCATCTTTTTAGTGACTTTTGAAAGTAGAAGAGGTTTCAAGCACTCTAAGCCTTTATACAAGCTTATTCGCTTTGGGGATCTATTAAATTATCAATTGACCGCTTCAAGTACTCTGCCGGTTAAGCCGTTATCGCCACCAGCGCAGAAGGTGCTCGGTCAATCTCAAGACTCCGAAATCCGGTTCGTGAAATCTCAGATACATTTAATCCGTTCAAATCCAGACTCGGTACCATAGCCAAATCAAGGCTTACGCCATCCAGATCCTTCAAGCTGAAATCCGTTTCGGCTGCTGTAAACTGACCGCCCCAAATGGGATCTGCATCAGACCGGATCTCAATTGTGAATATCACGCCGGGACGCTGCTCGCCTTTTGCCCCGTCGGATTGAATTGAACTATTTAGTATTAAATGTTTCATGTTGGGGCTATTATATTGTATAGAAGGGGAAAAGAAAAGGCTGATTATAGGCAATTAAACTGGATTACAGGTGAATAGGCAGCGGATTCAATTAAAAACTATTAAAATCGTATATTCTCTTTGATTTTTGAGCTTTTTTGAAACCTATAACAAAATATATAATAATTCCAATCATTTAAAAATTTAAAATAATTTAAAATAAACCTTTAAAATCGATTTTTACCATATAATTATACGTAACTATATATAAATATATCATTTTTAATGTCTGGGTGCCTCAAGGATAATCAAGATTAAATAGTGGTAGGGTCATATATGATATTTTAATTTATATAGAACGGTATAGAATTTTTTCTTTTGGAAGAGAATTAAGTATCGACGTAATTTCTTTTCTATTGTTTAGACTTTTTTGTTTATCATTAATTAGAAATGGATAATTATAAAAGGGTTTAGCTCCTATCATTTTATCATCAAGAGTTATAGGAAAATAATATTTTGAATAAAATTTCCTTATCTGCATATTAAATGAAGGTTTATATTTTGAATTAGCCCCAGAAATAGAATTAACAGAATTAGTTAACGTTCCAGTATTATCAATTACCTTTCCATATTTATTAATTAGAAATTGTTCAATTTTAATAGCTTTATTTTTTGAAAGATTTTTACGATAAAAAATATGTTCTATTTGTCCACCTTTATTTAAAATACTTCTTATCAAATTAAGTTTTAAATTATTAATCTTATTTCTTTTTGCTTCTACAACATGATCAAATATTCTCCCTCCACTTCCTTTACCTATATAAAAAGGTATTCCATTGTCTGTTTTAAGAATATACACATAATATTTATTTTTCACAATAAAATCCTTATTTGGTCTTTTTGGAGGGGTTACTCTTGGCAGGATAATCTATTCTTTCTAATATTGTACTTTTTGATATGACAGTTGTATATCGAACCTCTTTGGTTTCAAAAAAATGTTGATGGGCTAATACCACTTTCTTCTTATCTTCTTTTATAACCATCCCAACAATCCAAACAGGAAGCAGGTCAAAATCGTCCTCTTCTGGATTCTGATCTTGATACATTGCCCAATCAACTGCACAGATAGCAGCAAGCGGATATTCAGGTTGTATTCTCTTCTTTCCCATATTCAGCCCTCCTTTTAGCTATAGTTCTTTTTATTAGGGAGCATGATTTACAGGCGTTATCTAATCCATCACTATGAGCTGCATTAGCAAAGAAGTGGTCCTTAGTAGCAGGGGAGTGGTGTTTACCATAGGAACACCACTTATCCATAATAGCCCTCTCCGTGGGTACTTCTATAACTTCAATACCTTTGCTCTTTGGGATACCACCCTTGCAACATACCTGTCCCATGAATACCCCCCATTTGCTTCCACATCAAACCAGACCACACCCCAATGAACTATCTTACTCATTCTCTGCGCACCAAATTTACTCCCCGCACCTTGAAGGGATGGGGTGGTAATCCCTAACCAATCAGGACCGCCTACAAAATTAAACTGATGCACATGACTTCTTACCACTATATCACTCTTCGGTTGTTCTTCATACTCAGACCATATGAAGTTCCACAACTGGTCTTTCGCTATCTGTGTCTGTTGCCCATAGGGGACTGAACTATTCCCTATATGGTGCTTGCAGTCGAAGATAACACCATTAACTTCCACCCATTCATGATCCCCTATCTTCTTAGCGTTTACGTGTTCTTTTATATCATCCTCATAGTCATGCCCATCCCCTACATGGTAAGGTGTCCCCCTTGTCATCACTATGCTCTTTGCTTCTATATGGTTAATGCAGTAGGCAGCCATGTTTGCCTGTACTTTCCTATCTGCCGCTATCAGTTCAGTTGATTTACTCTTAACCCCCCTCCCATCTATACAATCCCCATTGACTATAAGGATGTCGATAGGCTTCAACTTCTTTATTATCTTCTTATACTCAGCCCAAAGATCCACAAGGATCTTATGATATTTAATGCCTACTGCTTCTGGAGGTGGGAGATATGTAGTTGGGGTTAAGCCTACACGGTGGCCACAGTGGAGGTCAGATATTATCAGTACCCTCTTTTTTCTTTTAGACATAAAATATCTCTATCTATAGTTTTTAGCTATATGTAAAACAACTTTATATAATCGTTTTAAACTATTTTTTTGCTCAGTAGATAAATTACTAAATATGTTATCAATATGAGTATCTATATTAGTATAAGAAAGAGAAGCAACTAAATCAGTAAGTTCTTGCTTTAAATTATCATTCTCAGAATCAACAGCAATTTTTTCTGTGAGATATACTGTCCATTCATCTTGCAGCTCTTGCTCTGTAGGAATGGTTTGAACAGAGTCTTGCCAATGCCTCTGTAAATCTTCATAAGTTTTTGCTCTTAACCAAGCAGCTCCAGGTCTTAATCTATCAACCATTAATGCTATGTCCATTTTATGATTCCCTCCAAAACTCTGCTACTGTATAAATATTAGAAACATCAACGATACTTGACCCACTACCAAAGCCATAATCAGCGACCCCTGTACCACAGAAATGTCTTACTTGCAAAGAAGATGCAGAACCAAGAACAAATCTACCACTTATCCTAGATGACTCATTATGTGCATTATTTGCTCCCCTTCCTGGCGTACCATAAAAAATTGTGCTTCCTGCCGTTAAATCATACAAACAGCAAGCATGAGTACCAGCACCTGTAGATGGAGCATCAACCCGTACTCTCCAAGTACCAGTAGCTAAACCCATAGAAGCCTCACTCTCTAATGTAGCAACTCCTTGCTGATCGGTAGCAGTATTTAAATCTCTAATTCTCCAAGCTTTCTTACTAAAAGTTCCCCCACCAACAGTATAATTTTTTTCGTCAGCAAATCTAACATAAGCATTGTAAAAACCGGGAGCTGTAACCCAAGAAAGTGTTCCAACCCCTCTCCATTCCTTCCTAACCTCTTGCGTTAAATCATAAGCAGTCTGTCCTGTTACATTCTGATAAGTTCCATGAGTTGGTAGAGAAACAGATGAATAATAGTTACCACTAAAAGGCTGCCATAACTCTCCAGGGCCATCCCAAGCATACATATTGTTGTATTCTAATGTAGTAGCCGATAGTTCTCCACTAGTAGCCCCAGTTCCTAAATTTGCCTCTCTGCTAACAAGAGTTAAAGAAACCCCGCCGCCACTGCCATGAGTATGACTACTTCCAGCTTTTTCTTCTATACTATCTTTCCAAGTATGAAGAGTGCCCCTAACATTCGTTTCAAAACTCTCTGAACCACTATTTGGAAGATCTTCTAAAGCCATTTTATAACACCTCTATAAATGAAAAGTTAATAGTACTATAATCTACTTTATTATGCTTTGCTTTTAAGGTTTTATCTACCCTAGCAAAAACAGCCCAATCATTATTTTCATAATCGGTTATTCTCCAGAAAAGGGGGTTAGCACCTTCTTGCTGAACTACATCTCGCATGAAGACATAAAAATCACCATCCCTTTTTAGTTCTACATCACCACTAAATGTTTTTACTATGTCTCTTTTTCTTATATAGAATGCCCCATTGTTCAACTCTTTTACTATACTGTAATCCTTCATCCCTTCAACTAGGTTAAATCCAGGCTCATAAAATCCCCTTGCCGGACCAGCCCTGACTACCCCTGTTTCTATCGTATTCCCACTTGAATGTGCAAATTCAAATATTAAATTGTGCTCAATATCTTGATAGTCGTAATCAATCCAAAAAGAAGTATAAGAAGTGAATGTATCTGTAAAAAATTTAAAGTATGTATTAATACCCTTTAAATCATAACTTACCTTATCTGCTAATGTAGATGAACTTGCAGCATTTTTTACAGTTAGAGCAATACTTGTAGCACTTATACCAGCAAACCCTACAGCATTGGCTCCACTATATACAGCTACAGTAACATCTCCTGAATCTGTTACCCCTGAATATCGCCATATCTTCTTTGGATGATTGTCCAGTAAATTGTCATCAGGGTAATTAGCGTCTGCGTTTGCTGCTGTAACACCGCTAACTTTGTCTGGGTATATTACTTTCATTATTTATACTGCCCCATTTGTTATCTCCCCTTCCCCGATAGCAGTTATTTCTTCTTTGTCAAAATTATATCTAATATTCCTAACCCTTATATAAGCACTCACATCCTCTGTTTGTGAAGTATCTGTAAATTGTATTCTCATTCCAGGAGTAGAAGCTATAGGACCAATAAGCGGCATTTTTAAACTGTAGCGAGGCTTGTTCCAAGTGTCCCAAATATTATTTACTACTAAACTGACACTAGCTACATCACCCACAAAAGCATCTACTTTCGTTTCCTTTGCATAAGGATAAGTAAGTCCTGATTGTAAATAACCAAATTGAGTTGTTTTAGCCGCAATTATAGATGGTTCCATTTCCATAGTAGATGGAAAATAATCAAACTCCGTAACAGTAGTTGTTCCATTATCTTGAAACATATCTATCAGGTTAATATCGCCTTCTTTTATATAGTACAAATGAGACATAGAAGCACTTAGCTTAGATAAGAAAGTGAGAATCTCTTCATCATTACTAACTGTAAATTCGACTTCTGTGCTCGAACTGCGAGCAAAAGCTGTGTTAAGATTAAGCCCTAAAGAAGTTGCTGCACTAGTAAATACATCTTTAAGAGATACATTATTATACTCTGTATTTGCTGGCATAGTAATACCAGAACTGATTACTTCTGTATATAGTCCATACTGTATAGCTGTTCTGTCCATCTTTTTTAAATGAGCAGTACCAGTAAAAAGAGTTACAGCTGATAGTTCTGTAAGAGCAGTATCATCGTTATACCTAATAGCTATTTGACAGGCAGTAGGTGGAGTCCAATCATTATCGAATAGGTTCTGAAACAAAGAAATATTTCCGAATACTGGTTTTACAAATCCACCATATTTTTTTTCCATACTGTATTGAGGAGAATCAAAAGAAACTATCTTTGGTTCCCAGTACCTAATAAGAGCATGACCATCTATGCTTAGGTAATTAGTAGTCCCATTTATATTTAATTCGACGAGTAACATTAAGGATTATAAAGTCTCTCTGTAGTTAAATCTCTTCTAATAGCTTCCACTCTTACATCATCAGCCCATTCTCGTACCTCTGTTTCAAATTCCTGCCCTGCTACATTTACTGTCACATTCATTGGATTGCTTCCGGCAGCTTTACTACCAGACTTTGCCATTGCTACAATCTCTGCGAGTAACTCAAGGTTATCGGTTGATACTATTTCTTCTCCAGCTTGCCCAAGGAATAATCCTTCATCAGATCTTAAAGATCTTTTTCCTAAACGTCTCCTCCTACTACTACGCCTATGTCCTAACCTACCACCACTATGCATATCACCCATATCGCCCTGGTCTCTATCAGTGCCTTCTCCTGAATCTACCCCCCCGTAATCTCTATCTCTTCCACCACTATCATTGTCACCAAAGTCTCCACCCCAATCCCAATCATCCCAATCTTCTTTGGCATCTTCTACTCTGCCAGCAGCAACATTAGCCTTTCCAGCAGCAGCAGTAGCAGCATTTGTAGCAGTATTAGCGGTAGTCACAGCAGCATCTATTGTAGTAGTTGCTGCCTTTACTTCTGTATCTATAAAAGTTTTTAAATCTGTAGTAGATGTAGTCATAGATTCAAAAGTTTTCCCAACACTTAAGTCAAAAGCTCCCCACTTAGTACTTATATCATCAGCACTCATGTAACCAAATGTGTCACCAGTGTTTGTAAGAAAAGTATCAAATTCTGTTTCCACATCTTTTAAAGACATTCCACTAATATCAGCTATCATTTTATTAGTAGCTTTTCCAAAGTTAAATCCCATATTATCAAACTTTGTAGTCATGTTATTAGCTATTGATTCTATTTCTGTATCAACAAGACTTAATTCATCTTCAGTATTTAATCCTAAATCACCAAACATTCGTTTATTATCTTCGATAAAATTTCCATGTATTGCCCTAAAAGAAGCAGCATAGGACTCTGCACCAAGGGGATCTGCCCCTGTCCCAATTTCGTCATAAAAGTCTTTAGCAAATGATTTCCTACCACCGAAAAACCCTTTCCTATCTTCGAGAAAGTCTCTTAGTGGCTCTGTCTCTCTCGCATTAAACATATCACCTAGTAGGTCGCCAACAACTGTGCCAATACCAGAACCAAGTATAGATCCCATTGCTCCAAGTGCAGGGCCACCAGCAACTAACCCGACAACCCCAAGAACTACTTGCCCTACTTTAGCTCCAACTTCTGCCCAAACGCCCCGTATCCCTGTATCACGTCGAATGCCATAAGCAAACCCTTCAGATACTGCATCAACCAAAGCACCAACAATCCCTTTTATCAAAAAATCTTTTGGCTCTATAAAGTCTTCGGGAGTTTTAGTATCTCTCCAGAAGTCGTCTTCATAAGGACGAATAGGAGCACCTTTAGGAAGATGCCCAGTCAGACCACCTGGGCCACCACCCTCCCCACTTCCAGTTCCACGCAACATATCAGATTGCTCTCTATTTAAAACTATCTCCCCTTCATGTAACCCATAAATACCAGTTTCACTAACACCCCCTGGTCCGGTTCCATGTCCAAACCATCCTTTAATTATATCGACAATCCCACCACCAATACTACTTCCACCACCACTAGTGATGCTAGAAAAGATACTACCCAAACCACTAATAACCCACTTCGCTACCATATCAGCAAGCATATCAGCAAAGGCTCCAATTAATCTATCAAGAAACCCCTCCCAAGCATCGCCTAAACTATCCCAATCTCCTTTGATTATAGCAACAAAAGAATCGGAGAAAGCTGTGGTAGTATTACTTACAAAATCTGTCATCAGCTTTTCGCCAGATTCTTTCCAATCAATCTGTGCTTTTGTAGCTTTACCCCATCCAGCTTCTATCCCATCTATGAATAAGTTAAAATCAGAAAGCATAATATACTGACTATCTCTTGCGTCATCTTCAGCAGTAGCATTTTGGTCTTTCCAAGCTTTTTCTAATTTTTTTAACATTTCTTTGTGATTTTCAACTAAGTTTTCATTACGCCGCATAAAAAATAGGTCTTGTGCGTCCTTCATATCACGAAGCCAATTATCTAAATCTTCTTCTGCCTTTTTTAATTTTTCTATATTTGCTAATTCTTTATCACTTAGTTCGTCTGAAGCATCTCTTACTACTCCCATCGATCTTACTACATTCCAAAAAGCCCCATCCCAATCCTCTACAGCAACCGTAAGATTTTTAATTAGATATTCTTCATACTTAAGATCTTTCCCCTCCTGTATTATAACCTTTAACTTTTCCCTTTCTTTTACTAAACCAGCTAACTCTTTTTTTGTAAGTTTAATTTCTTTATTTACTTTTACTAAATGGGCAGCATTTATTATCTCAATTTTGTCTAACTTTTTTATAGTTTTTCTTGTCTTATCTATTTCATCAGAAAGTCTTTTAAACGCTTCTGTATTAGTCTCAGTTTCCTTTTTCATTATATTAGACAGTTCTACATAAGTATCCATCATGATTTTTATGGCGTTGGAAACTTTTACAACTACAAAAGATATAGATTCAAAAAGGAGACCAATTTCTTCCTTATGGTCTCTTACATATTTAGTAACATCCAGTATAACTTCTTTCGTGCTACGCATCCATTCTCTTACTTTAACTTTAAAAGTATCAAAGTAGGTAATGGCTAGGTCCTGCAAGGCTGAAAGCATTATCTTCCAATCACCTTCAAAAGTATCCATCATGCGACTGTACATTTCTGAAGTTCTGCCAACTCCTTCTTGCGCTTCTTTAAGCTTAGTTACAAAAGCATCAAAGTCTGTTCCCCCTCTAATAGCTAATTCACTTAACTGTCTCATATTTAGAGCAGCCCTCGCCCCAAATATTTTAAGGGACTCTTCAGAAGTCATTGCATTTTCACCAAGAGTAAGGAGTATTTCTCCAAAACTGTGAGTCTCTGGACTAACATCTTCCAAAGTTAAATCCATCTGAGCTAAGGCTTTTTGTGCCTGATCGGTCCCTTTTACTAATCCTAACATTGCCATCCGTAAATTAGTACCAGCTTGACTTCCTTCAAGACCTAAGTCAACAAACTGAGCAACAGCGGCAGTTGTTTGTTCTATTGACCAACCTAAACTTGCACCAGTAGTACCAGCATATTTCATAGACTCTGATAATCGTTCTGTAGTCAACTGAGAAGAAGTAATTGCTTCTGCAAATGTATCAGTTATTCTCCTACTTTCATCTGCATCATACCCAAATTGCTTCATAGATGCCGCCAATAATCCAGTACTTTGCTGCATAGTAGAAGCAGTAGCACCAGCAAACTTCATAGCATCGTCAACAGAATTAACTATCTGAGCAGTATCAAGACCGGCAGAAGCGAGAGCGTACATACCTTCGGCAGCCTGAGTAGCGGTAAAAGCAGTGGTTTTACCTAACTGCCTCGCCTTAGCTTCTAATGTTTCTAAATCTTTCCCAAAGGCTTGAGCAACAGTGGCAGTCTCTATTAAAGATTTTTCAAACTTACTGCCAATAAGAGCTGCAGCAGTAGTTACCCCAACAAAGGCTCCTATCATTACTTTAGCAGATTTTTTAGCCGTGTCTGTAGCGTTAGACATCCCACGAGAAAAACCCTTGATGTCTGCCCCTACACGAACCATTAATTTTTCGGCTGTTGCTGCCATTAACTACCCTACCTTTAAATCTCTAACTTCTGGAGTATTCTTACCACTCAATGCATTACGCACTTTTGCATCTCTACTTTGCTGATCTCTTTCCCGTTTTTTATTATCTTCTTTCTGTCTCACCATCTTAGCTTCAACAAAAAGATACCATATTTCTTTTTCTTCCGGATCTAAAGACTTAAACTGTTTATGAGTACAATGTAAGTACTCCGAGCAAATTTCCATTTCTCTATATAGTAAAGTAACATGGTCAGTATCAGGCTTATCAGTTAAGCCCATTTCTACTCTAAAAAATATGCCTTCTCCTCTTCGGACCAACGAGTAAGACTTTGAATATCATTGATGATCTGCTGAAACTGATCCCCACTCATCCCCATACCTTTTAGTATTTTTATTTTCTCTTCTTGACTATCTACTAATTCACCTTCAGCATTTTTTATTTCTACTGCCAACCCTTTAAGCATAACAGCAATGCCTAAGTCTGAGTCATGATCCTCTTTTGCCTTTATATAATCAGGATCAGTTAGGTCATGTATCCAAACACCATTCTTTTTAGTAAGTCCAATTCCTTTTCCTATATCACTATCAGGTTCTATCAACTGTTGTTTCCTTGGAGGAGTTGGGGTACTCTCTTTAAAGGTATCTATCAGCTCTGTAATCCCAGTTGATTGAATGGGGATGTCAAGACGAATTGCCTCCCCACCCCTAGTCACCTTAACAGAGCTAACTCCACTACTAGTAAATACATTCTTTCCAGCTACAAGTTCAGTTATTTTTTCGCTCTTCATCTTTAAAAATTCCTTAATTTAAAAGTTATAGTTTATGCTATGACAGGGGTCGTTCCACTTATCAATAGTATACGGGAAACATCCCCATAACACTGACCGTTAGCAGAAAGCATAAGACCATCAGGACTTTCACTTATCGTCTGTTGCCCTGGAGGAAAATGCACTTCATTATACTGATAGCCTAAATCACTTCCAGCAGTATTCCAAAGCATCTCAACCCTATAGGCATACTTACCAGTAGTGTCATTAAAATCAGGTAAAGTATTCCCATCAATAGTAGTTTTACCCTTAAAAGAATATAACTGAGTGGTTCCAGTTAATTTAGTTACCCCACTAACCCAATCACTCAAAATCCTTGTATTTGTTGTATCAGCTAATCTTGTAGAAAAAGTAATTGGTACTGGAGCATAACGTGGATCGTCTGACCCCTCAATGTAGTGGGCAGCAGTACTGAATGTGCCTCTATTCATTACTAAAGTTTCTTCTGTTCTCGGTCTAGTTGTAGGACCACTAAAATCCATTTCACAGAATAGAATCTGCATCCCATAAGTAGTCCCATTGTTACCAAATTCCTGTATACTTAATTGTCCGTCGATTCCTTGTAAAATCACCGCAGGTTCCTCCTTTTATTTTATAAATTCAGTATAGTGCTCTTGCCAATATTTTCTATTTGTATTAGCTCTTGTATTGCAACTAGTGCATAAAGAAATTAAATTACCTGGATCGCAATTACTTTTGTTGCATTTAATTGTTAATCTCCTAAGTTTTTACCTTTACTAAATTCTGTAATAAAAATATTATTATTTCTAAAAGGTGTATCTTTAACTTCTCCTCTAAAACAAAATCGTAAATCAGTAGAAGTTTCTCTGAGCTTAATATTTTCTTTTTCTATTCTTACTCCATATTTTTTACCGAATTTTTTTCCTGCACTCCATATATACTCGATCCAATAGTATCTCGTTTCTAACCCTGAAAAATCAAAAAATGATATTAACTTATCTGTATAATCAGAATTAGTAATAGAACAAGAAAATTGCAAATTTCCTTTCCCATACATAGGAGCTACTAAATCACCATTATAGAATAGTATTTTAATATATGAAGGCTCTTTTTCTATTAAGGTAATAGAGCCATCCACTAAATTTTTTGTTGGTTCTTTAGCCCCTTTTTTATAAACTCTTAATTCTCCATCTCTTGGATTATATAACATTATTTCACCATTTATTTATTTAAAGGTTAACTAAAAGCTAAAATACTTGTACCACTATAAAAAGCAGTAATTCTCGTAGTGTCCCCATAGCACTGACCGTTAGCAGAAAGCATAAGACCATCAGGACTTTCACTTATTGTCTGTTGTCCTGGAGGAAAGTGTACTTCTTCATATCTATATCCTAAGTCGCTTCCTGCTGTATCATAAAGCAGCTCAACTCTAAAAGAATATTTGCTGCTATCATTAAAAGCTGGCAGGGTATTACCATCAATAGTAGTAGTCCCATCATAAGATACAAAGCGACTCGCCCCACCAGCAGCATTAACCAACCCAATAGAAGCACCACTAAGTAGATCCGACAATGCTCGACTATTTGTGGTATCAGCTAAACGTGCAGAAAAAGTCAAAGCACCAGGAGCGTACCTTGGATCATCAGGTCCTTCAGCATAATGGGCATCAGTACTAAAAGTGCCCCTATTCATTACTAGCCGTTCTTCTGTCCGTGGTCTAGTAGTATTAGCAGAAAAATCCATCTCACAAAAAAGCACTTGCAGATAATGAGTAGTCTCTCCATCTTCCGTACTATATAGATAACCTTTGTCGTAGATGCGTAATTCGCCATCGATTCCTTGTAGAAGCAATTTTCTAACCCCCTGATTTCATTAGTTTTTTATATCTATTTTCCCAATATTCTCTATTGTAA